CGCTGCTCCAGGTTCGGTCTACGCCGTCAGACGTGCCGGTATCCCGAAGGTCCCTTCTAATCTTCTGAATGAGTGTGTCAATAGCTGCCATTATTTCTCCTTAAGAGGACCCGGCCGGGTCATAATCCCGGCCGGGTAGTCCTCTACGCTCTGATTACAGAGTGGTTGCGCGGGTCTCAAGACGCAGGTAACGGGTAATGCCCGTGCTGGTCTGTGGGACCACGTTGCTTACGATACCGTCAGACACCGCGGCAGACGCGACGTTCGATGCCGTCTTGGCATACGAGATCGTCGTGCTGGTCACAGCAGTGACAGTGAACGTACCATTGAAGGTTGCGTCAACGCCAACGACCTTGATCGTCTCGCCAACGAAGATACCGTGAGCAGCGCTCGTGGTGATCGTCGCAACGTTGGACGTAAGGGCCTTGTTGTTTACGACCGCAGCCTTGTCGCGGCCACTGTACTCGCTCACAGCAGCTTCGCCGATGATCATGGCACCAAAGCGAACCTTGTAGCCAAGCAGTGCGCGCTGCGAGAGTGGGTCAGTGTGGTCGCCACCTGGGGCGATGAAGTACGTCTGCATCGTCTGCGAGTCGCCGACGACGAAAGCGTCAGGACCGAAGAAGAGTGCCGAGTAAACGGTCGTACCGCTGACGTCAAACGTCTTTGCCTCGTTGGAGACAAGGAAGCGAACGCCAGAGTACGCACCGATCTCACCATTCAGCATGGTGAGGTTCTGAACGTACTTCGAAGCTTCAAGGAAGCCGTGATTTGAGGTATCCGTCAGGAGGTCAAACTGCTGATTCGGGTGAATGATGCAGCGGTAGAACCCGTCTGGGAACGGAGGAATGTTTGCTGCCTTTAGGCGAGCAACATTCTTCTTAACCTCAAGACCGCTGAGCTTGTAGTCCTGGCGAGCGGCGCCATCAGCAATGTTGCTGATGGTGGCGCCTGCAAGGCCGGCTCGGGTCGTGATCGAGGACGACTCTGACTGGGCCTGTGCATAATACACGCGAGCCGTACCAGCGTTCATCACATCGCGGACGATGCGGTCCATGGACTGAGCGGCAGCGAACGATACGCGCTCCGACGCAATCGACACAAGGTCGTGCGGCGAATCCAGCTGAACAATGTCGCTCAGGCTGGTGTACGAGCCGTACTGCTTCACCGAGAAGTACTCAGTCCGAACCGCGAGGTTAATCGTCGGATCAGGCGTCACACCTTCGGTGAGCTCAGTCAGCGAGTGGCTAACATCCGGGTAGCGGACGTAGCGGATTCGGTCCGTGCCCTTGACAAACGTGCCAGGGACATAGTTGCTCGGAAGAGCGTGGACCATGTTGTTGCGAAGTTCCTTCTGGACCGACTGCGAAACGAGCTCCTGAACGAGCTTCTGGTAGGCATTAGCCTCAGAGCCATTCAGCGAGTTCGTCAGGTGCAGTGGTGGGCCAGAAAGCGTAGTGCTTGTAGCCATTTTCTACTCCTTTAAACTATTCTGCCCAAGGGTTGCCAAGTGCCTGCAAGGCCTTGACGATATCCTCAGACTTCATGGGCTTGTCCTTGCCAACGCCACGCTTTGGAGCGTTTGCGTCGCCAGGTGTTTCAACGGTGTCCTCACCGCCAGTAAACTGCTTAACGAAGCTTTCAAACTCCGCAGCCCGTTCGGACTCAGACAGGTTACGAGCCTTCTGCTGGAACTCGTAGTACTTAGGGAAGTTGATTTTCAACTGCTCCTGCTGGTACTTCGTTTCCGCGTCCTGCAGCTGGTCTTCCAGCTGCTTGATCTTACGCGCTGCCCGTTCGAACTCCGACAGCGAAGACTCCTCTTGCGAGGCCTTCCACTGTGCGAGCTCCTCGTACTTGGACTTGAACTCGTCAGCCGCCTTTTTGGCAGCAGTCAGAGCTTGATCCTTTCCGGCGAGACGACGCTTATAAGTGGCGACATCCTCCACCGCTTCAGTGGTAACCTCTGGAGTTTCCTCCACCGGCTGCGACTCAAGCGGCTGATTTGCCGCGACTTCAAGGTCTGCCATCTCTGGCTCCTTTCTAACTATCCCCAGACCAGTACTTCTGGCCTGTGTTATTTCCTAAACTCTCCG